AAGCGGTTGCACCTTTAAACAATGGTCTACCTGGAGGAAGTTTTAATTCAGGCGACGGTGTTACTCTTTTCAATACATCGCACCCAACTATTGCTGGAACTTTCAGTAATACATTGGCAACAGCTGCGGACTTAAACGAAACTTCATTAGAGCAATCAATGATCGACATTGCTGCGCTTACTGATGAAAGAGGTTTAAAGATCGCTGCTAAAGCGACTAAGATGATCATCCCATCTGCACTACAATTTACTGCTGAAAGACTTATGAAGTCTGCAGGTAGAGTTGGAACTGCTGATAATGATATCAACGCACTAAGATCTATGGGGATGATTCCTCAAGGTTACTCTGTTAACAATTTCTTAACAGACACAGATGCGTTCTACATTATCACAGACGTGCCAAATGGTATGAAGCATTTTGAAAGAGCTCCATTAACTACAAAAATGGAAGGTGACTTCGATACTGGTAACGTAAGATACAAAGCTAGAGAAAGATACGTATTTGGTGTATCTGACCCTAGAGGTATATTTGCATCACCAGGTGCTTAATATTTAAGTCTTTTTGTGGCGGGACATAGTTCCGCCACAATCATCAAATAGAAAGGAAAAATGCACCCTAAAAACTTCAGAATTCAAATATTTGCTTATCAACTTCATGCAGATTTTGTGGTAAATAGTCTAGATACCCCAATAGATATAGAAAATTCAATCATTGACAGATTGGGAAAAGGTGATATAAAGTGGGAACATCTTGGAGAAATGAACGATCCAAGAGTGAAAAGAATAACCTATGAGGAGGTTATAGAAGATGGACCAACATCTACAGGACCTTTACACGAAGAAGAAAGGTCTGGATCTAGAATGGGAGCAGGATCATCTTAAAGAGGGTAGATATACTCTCAATATGGTTAAAATTGACAGAAAAGTCAGAGAAGTAATTAGCCATATAAAACTTGCTGAAGCAGCAAAAGCGCATCAGCAAAATAAAATAGAAGACGCTGCACCCGAAGTTTCAGTAGCTACTTAATAAAAAGCTACATCGTTGAATAAATTCAATTCACATCACAGGCTACCTTGCGCTCTACTAAAAAGTGTTGTATAAAAAACACACTAAGAACTAAGTTATAAATTGGTTATTCTCTTCTTAGTGGGAATAACTGGCGCAAAGGAGGCGCTGATTATATGACAACACACTTTTCAAACGGAGTAACAAACGTAAGAGGAAAAGATGGAGATACTTCTTTATTTAGTGGTATCAAACAACCTCTAATTACCGGAGGTTACAACCAAGAACAAGCGTATCAAAACGATTGGATAACTTTCAATGATGAAGATTGGGATATAACAACTGCAGGTGGTTCTGAGTTTTTTTTACCAGAATATGCTGGTGGCTGGTTAAGAATTGGAGACAATGCTCCAGCAGGCGGTGAAGTAAACGGTCTGTCTAGTAAAGAAGTATTTCAATACAATGAAGGAAAACAATGGTGGTATGAAACTAGAATCGCTGTTACTGATGTTAGTGATTACAATATTTTTGTTGGCTTTGCTGACAATGGATTTGTTGATCCAGCAACTGTACCAACAGATTGTATTGGTTTCTCTCACTTAGAAGATACTACAACTATTCAATTCTTATCTAGAAAGAATGGTGCTGGTGTATCTTTTGATATGGTAGACACGGCTGGTGGAAGTACTTATACTTTCCAAGACTCTACTGTTCCAACTCAAACTGCATCTACACTTGCGATGCCTACTAACTCTGTTAGACTAGGTTTCCATTTTATGCCTGCAGGAACTGAACTAGGTCAAACTTCAAATCAATTTAAGTTATACTTAGATGGTAAAAAAGTTGGCACACAAGCTGCTACAACTGTTCCTGATGATATCGCATTGGAACTTAAAATCTTTACTGAAAGTAAGGGCACAAACGCTAATCACTTAGCAACAGATTGGGTCCAAACTATATTAGAGAGATAATAAATAATTAGTGTGGGGCTTCGGCCCCACATACTAATTTTAAGGAGAAACAAATGGCATTTAAAAACGATATACAAGCAACTAGATCCGCAGCAGCAGCTGGTGCATCGGCAATCGTAACTCCACCAGTAAGACTGAGAGGAATTATTATTGCTTCTGATGGTACAGGTGCAGGTCAACTAGAACTTACAACAACATCAAACACAGGAACAACACTGTTTATCGCTGACGTTCCAAGTGGAGATGTAATTAATTTTAACTTTCCTGAAGACGGAATTTTATTTCCAAAAGGAATTTTTTGTAAGACTAAAACAAAAGTTACTGCTTACACTTTATTAACAGACAAATACTCTGGTCCAAATTTAACAGCTGGATAGGAGGTCTAAGTGGCTAATGTTACCTCAGGTTCTTATGTTTTTGATAAGAACTTAAGCATAGATGAAATAATTGAAGATGCATACGAACGTATTGGAATGCAGGGGGTTTCTGGGTATCAATTAAAAACTGCCAAGAGATCTTTAAATATTTTATTTTCTGAGTGGGGTAATAGAGGTTTACAATTTTGGGAAGTAAAAAATCAAAATGTAAAACTAGTAGATGGCCAAGCTGTTTATACTTTTTATAGATCCCCGGCTGATGGTCTTTCGGACGGTATTGCAACAACATTATCTGCAGGAATAAATGCTACAGTGGCAACCATTGGTGTTGCTTCTGTAACAGGAATGCCTACAACTGGTGGTACAATTAAAATAAATAGTGAAGAAATTTCATATACAGGAATATCAAGTTTAAATTTAACTGGGTGCACTAGAGGGATTAACGGAACTACGGCTGCAACACATAGCACTTCAGATACAGTAACACAGTTTCCAAATGGAATGACAGATATCCAAGAAGCTAATTATAGGGTTGCTTCTACAAGTGTTGATACACCTATGACAAAAATTAGTAGATCACAGTATCAAGGATTTTCAAACAAAACAGATAAAGGTTTACCATCACAATATTGGGTTCAAAGATTTATTGATAAAGTTACAATGACTTTATATTTAACACCAGGTAGTTCTCAAGCTGGTAATTTTATAAATTTTTATTATACAAAAAGAATTGATGACGTAGGAGCATATACAAATGCAACAGATGTTCCTTACAGATTTGTGCCATGTATGATTGCAGGTTTATCGTATTATCTTGCAATTAAATATGCTCCACAAAGAACACAAGAATTAAAATTATTATATGAAGATGAATTATTAAGAGCAGAGGATGAAGATGGTTCTTCTAATTCTACATACATTTCACCTAAAATATATTATCCTGGAGTAAGTTAATGGCAGTATTTTCTCAAGGTAAATATGCATTAGCTATTTCAGATAGATCTGGTTTAGCTTTTCCATACAATGAAATGGTTAGAGAATGGAATGGTGCCTTAGTGCATATTTCAGAGTTTGAACCAAAGCAACCACAGTTAGAACCAAAACCTACAATGGCAGATCCCCAAGCCTTACAAAGAGCTAGACCTGCTAGAACAGAATTTGCAACACAAGATTTTTTACCTTTTAATCCTTTTACCACTGCATCGAATACAACACTGACAGTAGCTTTTGAAAATAGTCAGTTTGAAGTTAATGATGTTTTAAGATTTGTAGATGTTAAAGAACCTGTTGGTGGAGTATCGATTGCGGCATTTCAATTGCAAACAACTTTAAACGGTGACATATCCGATAGTGCAACTACTGTTACTTTAACGGATGCATCTAATTTTCCAACAGCTGGATTTATTATGATTGAAAAAGTAAATGCTACGACCGGCGTATACGAAAATGAAGTTATTGAATACACAGGCAAATCAAGCAATGATTTAACTGGATGCACTAGAGGGACTTCAGCTCCTTATAGAGGGGTTACTCCAGAGGCAACAAGTGCTACATCCCATACTTCTGGGGCAACAATATACGGTTCTTTCAAGGTTGCTTCTTTAGTAGAAACAAGTTATGTTAACGATGCTAACACTACGGTTATAGAAAAAAATAGTTTTACTATAACTTTACCAAGTGCAGCAACAGGGACTGAAACAGGTGGTGGTTTTAACTGTGTCGTA